GGAATTAGAAGTTCAATACGCAGTAATCCATAGCGATTGTTACTGATAAATTGATTGCAGCTTCGTTAGCCCAATCGTATTCACCAAAGGCAGCTGTTTTGCAATAAGCACCTTTGATAATCCATTCACCAATCACATCACCTACAGGACCTAAAATATCTAATGTTAAGTCTTTCTTGTAGAAATCAGAATAACCATCACGGCCAGTTACTGATTCGTGTGCCAAACGAGCCCATTCCATTACAGCTTGAGCACCACTTGGAGTTACAGGATCATATAATCCTAAAGTCATATCATTCCAACGAACTTTACCCTTAACTTTACGATAAACGTTGATATGATCTAAAATAATTTCACCAGCCTCAAATCCAGGAGCAGTAGCGCTCTTAATCAAGTACGCTGGAATACCATCGATGTACATGATAAAACGATTCTGAACTTTAGGTTCAAACGCGGTGAACATTATTTCGTTAGCGTCTAATACAGGCATTTTATATAATGTTTAATTGCTATTAATAAATATTAGCAACTACATCCCCTTATGCAGGGAATGTAGCGCCAGTTGGTAATACGTTAAAGTTCAAGATAATAAATTCAGCAGTCTTAGTTGGTTGAATATAAATTTGACCTACTAATTGGTTTCTATCGATTACATCAGGAGTATTGTTTGTATCATCCATTACTACTTTGTAAGCGTATAAACCTTGACGTTGAACTACTGATTCCATATAAGGATTAACTTGAGCTAAGAATCTGTTACGAGTAACGTTTGTATTTTGTTCGAATACTAAGTTATTAGCTACTTGGCCGATAAATCCTTTTAATGCAATTAATAAACGACGAACATTTACACGATCAAGAGCTGTTGGCTTCTTTTGTAATGTTTTCTGACCAAATACTACAACACCTTCACCAGGGAATGTAGCTAATGGGTTAACGCTTGCATTGTACAATACATCACGATCGTTTTGAGTTAATTTTCTTTCAGCACGTAATACTGAAGGAACACCACCACGATTTAAACCTGCTGGAGCAAACCATTCAGCACCAACTTGGTCGTTGAATGCTAAAACACCACCCATTACAGTTGATGCTGGAGCCCATACAGCTTTACCTAATGCTGTAGAATATAATTGAATCCAAGGCCAGTAAGTAGCAGCATAGTTGCTTGATTGACCAGCACCTGCTGTACTAGCAGCTGTAACTGTTTGGCCATATAATGTAGTATCTACAATTGCAATAGCATCACCTCTACCTTCACAAGTAGAAATCATAGTTGCTACTGCACTATTACCTAAAGTAACACCTGGGGCTAATAATACGTTGAATTGATATTCATCTTGATTTGACAATAAAGTGAAAGCTGCATTGTAATCAGCAGGAGCAAATCCTTGAATATTTGAGTTTGTAATTGCTTCGTTCATGTTTTGAACAACACCAGAAGCTGTTGGAGGTAAACCACCTGCAAATGAACCACCATAAGAACCACTACCTACAGTTGGTAAAGAACCACTATATTGAGTTGCCTTATAGATACCGTTATTGTCAATTGAATCTACTTGTGGAGTAGTTACTGATTTAACACGGATATATTGAGAAGCATTAGCATAAGAACCTGTAGAGGTAATTATTGGAGATCCAGCAGTATCTAAAGCATAAACTGGTTTATAATCACCAATTACACGAGAAATATAGTTTGGTTGAGCTGGATCTAATGATAAGTTAGGCCATGTTTCTAAATAATTAGCTTGATTGTTTGTATCGTTACCAGCACGAACAGCAATACTAAATGTACCACTACCAGTGTTTACATTTGTAATTTCCCAACGTACGTTAGTTGCACTACCGCTATCTAATGAACCACTTGCACCAATGCTTGATGTGTTATTCATAATATCACCCCAAGCTAATGCTTCGATTACGAATGAAGATGATAATGAAGGATTAACAGCAGCAGGAACAGTAGCACTAGCATAAGTGCTCATATTTGCACTACCACTAGAGATAATTCTAGTTACTAATAATGTTTGACCACCGTTGTTAAAGAAATCTTTAGCGGCTAATGATGTTAAATATTCGTAGTAGTAGCTACCACTTTTAAATGATTCTCCGAATTTTGACACAAACTCACTGTAAGAAGTAACATAGGTAGGAACGAATGGTTGACCCAACACAGTTGGACCAACAATTGCTGTTGCAGTACCTTGAATACCTCTTTGAACTAATGATTGGTCAGATTCATTTTGGAATACACCAGGAGATAAAATTTTTTCTGCCATTTTATA